CCGGGTGATCCAGCAGCGCCTGCAGTTCCTCTACCGCCTCCACCACCGCCCCCTCCTGATGAAACCGTCCAACCACCGCATTGGTTAGCACCCGTTTCACTGCTATAACCACCACTTCCACCAGTAGTACTGCAGCCTGACCCACCATTACCACCATAAGCACGAGAGTTATTTCTATCTTTATTACCGTTTTGCCCAGCATTACCGCCCGGAGTACCGCCTGCACCACCTGTACCAGGAGACGAACAGTTACCTCCACCGTTACCTTTATTACCACCAGCACCACCGTTACCACCAGCTCCACCTGCGCCTCCTGCACCGCCGTTACCGTTAGTGCCTGAATTGCCTGCAAACCCAGTACCACCTTGACCGCCCTGGCCTCCTTGACCACCTTGGCCGCCATTACCTCCATTACCACCAACACCGCTGATAGTAACAGTTCTTACTTTAAATGGGACTGTAAAATTACCAGATGAATTGTAGGTTACTGAACCTGCATTAACTCTAGTACCAAGTAACAATACTGGAGGCATTTTTTACCTTATGATATTGCAACGTTTGCGAGAGAGTATGAACCAGCATAAGTAGTACCACCATCAAATGTAATGAAAGTAAATACATCTCTGTAATTAGGAGTGGTAGTTAAAACTGGTGCAGAACTATATGACCATTTAACTGCTGAAGGCCATGTTACTAATCTACTTCCAGTTGCATCTTGTGTTAAGATGACTGTCATTGCCTGCATAGTACCTGCAGGGGGAGGATTGGTAAATGTAATGACTGTATTACCTTGAAGTGTAAGATTAAATACGTTACGAGTTGCCCAATCGATAGTTTGAGTAGAAGTAGGAGAAGCATTAGTTACTACTTCAGTATATCGTGGTGTGTTTACCCATGCTGAAGCAGCTGTACTATACTTTAAAATATCACCAGTTGCAGGTGATGAAACGCTAACGTCAGATAAGTCACTTGTATTAATTTTAGTTACAACTAGTGTATTACTTGCAGCTGAACTTACTGTAACAACTCTGAACGTACTGTTACCACCTTGAATTGCAACGTTTGCTGCAAGACCTAGATTTGTTCTGGTACCTGTAAAGGTTGCATTAGAAGCAAATGTGGTATTTGTAGAGAAGGATACTGCCGCTGGTGTTGTAGTATTACCGCCAGATATTGTATTGGCATAAAGAGTGTTTGCAGTAAATGCATTTGAAACTGCAGCGTTACCTACTGCAGTGTTAGAATTAGTAGTGACTACTTTATTAGACATAGCGTCTAGAAGAAAGTTAGTCTTAACTATCCATTGGTCAAATGTATCTGTAGCAACTGCAACGTTTGCAAGTGAAATTGTCATTTATTCTTCTCTAAAAGTTGTTTAACTAAAATTTTCAGATCGTTTATCTCTTCTTTCAGGCTATTTATTTCGTTTTTATCCATAATAGCTTTACGTTTAGCTTGCTTGTACATCTTAAGTGCTGTGTTATCAGTATTTAAAATAGCACCTGGGTTATTTACACTACGTCTAAAATCCATATTACACCTGTAATGCTATTGCTCTTACATCATTTAATCTTGGTACTATTGCACTATTATCTGAAGTAAGAACTATCTTAAGTGCAAAGTACTTATATCCATCATAGAATATTTCACCAGCACTATTTGTATATTGTAGAATACCTGTAGTAGTATTAGAGAAAGCACCTTGTGCAACTACGTTTGCAGTTGGTAATCCTAACTCATATTCTACATAGTTAGTAACATCTAGTGGATCAGAATAAACATACTCACCGCCGTTTTGATAGCTAAGTTCTGACCATACTTTCGAGTCAAATACTTCACCATCCGCTTCGTTTCTAAACTTAACATACACTTTAACGTCAGTACCTACAGGACGATAAGCGGACATCATAACTTTAATGTCTTCTGCTTCTTGGCCGTTAGCAAGTTGAACTATTTTAGATACGTATTTTGCATCTGCATAACCATATCTTGTATGTTCGTTAGTTGTATTAGCGTTGATCTTATTTTCAATAAGAAGTGATGACTTACTAATAAGATCAATTACTGGTGATACAAGATCTGATTCTGAGAAGAACGATATTGAATAGAAGGATGTCTTAGTGTTAGCATGATATGTAGATTCATTAGTACGGCTAACTGCCATTCTTCTATTATCGATATATTCTAATTCATACCCATTGTTAAGTGTTCTGTATGCAGTATCAGTGTTATAAGATGTATCAGTACCTGCAAAAGAATAACCTAATTGAGTTCTAATAGGTTCTATTGAAGCAAACTTAGGTACGACTGCACTGTAGTAAAGATTATCTACTGAAGTTACGTTTGCAGTTGCAATAAGTGTGTTAGCTGCAATTAGAGATGTATTAGAAGGATCTGATGTTCTGTAGATCTTAATTGTAGGATTAGAAGTTGAACTAAACCCTGCAACTGCTCTATCTAGATAGATCTTACCTGCACCTTCATCGATATACTGAATAATACCTTGTGGTGATGTATTACTTGTAAGTGTTGTAGTAGAGTTAGCAGTATAAACTACGTCACCTATTTCAATAGCTACTGCTGAATTTGCTCTTACAAATCCGTCAACCGTTAGATACTCATCATCTTCGTTTTCAAATACTGCAGTACCTGTACCTGTGGTAAATCTTGCACGATATAAATTAAACTTAACGTCTTCTTTTTGAAGAGGAGTCCAAGATTCTCTATTAGCAGATACGAATGCAATACCTGAGTAGGGGTTAGAATAAACCTGTTCACCTGTAGATACATCTATACCACCAGTTTCACCCATCCAGATTTGATATTCTGGTGAATCACCGTCTGGTTGAATCATAAATGCATACTGTTTATTAGAAGTAAGCATAACTGGTTGTTCTAATACAAACACTGTTTCTGTTTGTCCATTAGAAGATGTATTTACAGAAGATGATGCTAGATAACTCTTTGCAATAATGTTAGAAGTATCTGGGAAACCATTTCTCATTTCCATTACATAACAAGTTATACCTAGAACCGGATCTTTACTGTAGAAGTATACACCAACTTTAGTTAAGAATAAACCTGAAGTTATTCCTGGAACTGTTGCAAAAAATGATTGCGCAATAGGATCTGTACGTCTAGCAGGTGCAAATGCTACTGAAACGTTACTTACTACTCTAGTAACTGTATTTGATGAAACTTTAAGATCTGGCGAGCGTGTTGTTATAGTTGCACTAGTCTTTGATACTGAGATATTTGATGCACTGAATGTTGCACGTCCAGATGTAATAATAGAACTCTCACCGGTAACTAGATCATTGACGTTCGCAAGTCTAAAGACTCTATCACCAGTTCTAAAAGTCTCTTCTGGAATCTTAAAGATACCACAGATAAATCCTGATGCATCAGAAACAAGAGCTGCTCCAAAGTTACCTTTTTGGTTAACCACTCTATCTTCTTTACCTGATTCTGGGTTAGTAATACCTGATAATACACCAGGTGCGCAGTGTGCATCTACAAGCACATCATCAAAGAATGCATGCAACGTAGAATTAGGTTTCATATTGTATGCAACAAACGCAACCAGTCTAGATCTCATATAAGGTTGTATTGAGAAATCAGATACATAAGAACCGAGATCATAATTCTGTGTAAGTGTATCTACAGCAAGGGTAGATACTATTTGCTGTTGAGTAGATGAAGTAGTTGTGAATGTAGTAGTTTCTGGAGCCCAGTTATCTCGACCTACATTTACATTCTGTGAAACAGAAGAGGTTGATGTAACTCTACTACTTACTGTTCTCCAATCACCAAATGTTGTACCAAAAGGTGAGTTAGCAAAATCTTGCCACGGTGCACTAAAGTCAAGTGTAATGTTCTGATTAGGAGTAATATTAGTATTTCTATAATAATCAAAACTTGGATATAGATCTAATTTACCATTCCATGACCATACTGATTCAGTACAATTTCTATACTTAGTAGCAAATGGCTGTCTAACATATGTTTCATGTGAATATGGTAGTGTTACTATACTACCAGTTTTAGTAACACCAGAAGAACTATTAGCATTAAACTTAAAGTCTAATGGATGTGTGTCAAATCTTGGACGTGCAATAGACTTATCTTTATCTACAGATATCTTATATTCAAAGTCTGTTACATTACCAAGACCATGTGAATTAAACGGATCAGCAAAGATACCATTTTTAAATCTATCTAAACCGTTTGTATCTGGAATAGTCATATCTTTTGCTTGTTGTTCTAATGCACTAAGAACAGTATAGTATTCAAGTCTCTTAATACGTTCTTCTAGTGCACCGATATCACGCATTGTATAACGGCGATTTGCTTTAATGTTAATTCTTGTTGAAATATCTCTTCTAGAATAACTATCACCTTCTCTTATTGTAAGAGTTGGGAATGCAGGTACGAATACTTCTGCAACTGCTACTGTATCTCTTTCGTTAAACGGAAGAATAGGATCAATCTTAGGTAGACCTTTTCTTACTGCAAGATCACCTTCTTTATTAACAGTAACTATATCTCTTCTTGGTAGATAGAATTCAATATCTGCAGTAAAGTTAGAATCAACTTCAGCAAGATAACCTATAACTGTAGAGTTAGCAATAAATGATGTATTTGATACTGCAGGGTTAATAGTAATTTGTGTGTTTGCAGGATCAGTATTTGCAACTGAGTTAGCTGTGCTGTATTTTACTGCTCTAAAGTCAATCGCATTTCTAAGTTCTGCACCTTGATATCTTGGAATCTCTGCATAATTAATTGTAGTAGAGTTTGCAGTATTAGATACTGGATAAGAATCTACTGAGAAGAACCCAGCCCCTGCTGAAGTGTTTGCTACAAAGTGATCTAGATCAACTAGTATTTTAGAAGAACCTGTTAAGTTAGAAGCGTATTCAGGTCTGATATAAAGTTTACCATGGTCATACATATCATCACGTTGACCGTTGTCTACTACGAACCAGCTTAGACGATCTGAATTAGTATTAGCGTAAGTAGTACCTACGTAGATATTATTTACTTTAGCAATATCAGTTAAACCAAGATCCCATGGGCCTACAGAAGTTGCAGCGTTATTAGAACAATCAATCTTAACCAGACGGTTCTTTTTAATTTGTTTTGCAGTTCCTACTGCAGTCGTTCTTAAGACTGGGAACTGCGCATACACTGATGGTGTACCAGATGCAATAGTAAGTCCAGTTGATACTGAGAACTGAGTATTAGATATAATAGTAATTGATGGTGAACCCGCAGTTGGTAATACTGTACCATCATTAAAGAATCTTTGATAGACGTTTGCAGAATAAGAAGCAGCTGGTGTTTGCGCAATTGTAATAGAGGTGTTTGAATTAACTGCAGTGACTCTGTAGTAAGCAGCACCACCTGAACCTACTCTGATAATATCATTTGCAGATATTTCACTAGAGAATAGTGTGCCAGATCCTACAACTGTTGTATTACCTGATGTAACTGTAATCGTACCGGTTAGGTTTGCTGTATAGGCATTAGCAGTAAGAATAATATTAAATTCTTGTTCTGCTGTATCTGAGAGTGTTCCTACACTATAGTTAAGACGTTCCGTACCACCAGCAGCAGGTGTATTAAGTGTAAATACTGCATAACCGTTTGATTGTAGAGTGCCTGATGTTGTTTGACGGTATACGAACGATGTATCATTTACACCGGTATTGTTTGTAAGTCTTCTGATACCAGAGAGACCAGTATTAAAGATGAGAGTATTCTTTGTTGCATCCTTAAGTACTGCAACACCACCTTCAGTAACAAGATCTGCTCTAAATTTACCATAAGTGTTGTTACCGTAAATACTTTTTACGTTTGCAAAACTTCTACCACTATCCATTCTGATATTAAAGAGATAGACATAGAAGAGACAATTTGGTTTACCTTTAGTGCCTGATGCATACTGAACATTACGAACGTTAGCATAACCAATACGGGTACCAGCTGGTGCTCCTGATATACCTTCTATTTCTGATATTGATTGCTGTGCAGTATCGTAGAGTTCTACTTGACCGTATGCATCAAAGTTCATAGTACCTAAGAACTCTTGACATACAACATAATTCCCATAGTTAGCAGTAACTACTTGGTTTTGTGCAACATCTGTAGTAACTGCTCTATCTACTTCAATTTTCTTAGAGTTGATAAGCTCAACTCTATAACCGTTTACATATGCAATACCAGGTGATACTTCATAATAGAATGTTGAACTATTTGATGACGCATATGAGTCAATTTGGAAAGGATTAACTACATAATCTCCTGACTCTTCATATGTTCTACGTGCAAACTCTTCTCCAAGTTTATTATATACAGGATCTATATTTTGTTCTGCTGGTGATGTACCATCAAACTCTGCGATTGCAAAGAAGTTCTTATTATTTGCAGTATCTGATCTTGTCTTAGAAACTAGAGTAGGTGATAGTTTAAGTCTATGAGCACCTGGAGCATTATAGTTAAAGAATCCAGATGCATTATCATTAAGTGATGTATCTTGATTTTCAGTAACGATAGCTTCTGTAGTTTCAAATCCTACTACATAATTATTAGGGTTGGTGTCAAAGTCTCTTACAATAGTAGTTTGTTTGTTTACCTTTGAGAAGAAACCTTTCTGATAGATAACACCATCAGATACAGTTACACCATAACCATAACCAGTTGCATTAGAAGTAGCATTTGATGTAAATACGTTAATTGTGTATACTAGATTGTTAGCATCTAGAACACCTAACTTGTCTTGTGCTGAACTATAAATTCTAAGAACATCACCAGATGCAAACTCATCAACGTCAATATCGTTGTTAGCACCAGTCTTACCAGTCTTGATGTAATCAAGATAGTATCTGTTAGAGTTGGGATAGTTAGATAAGAATCCAGATTTTGCAACCTTAACTACTGCACGAACTGAATAATTATTACTTGTACCATTAGTGATAAGATAATTATCATCTATGTTTGCTGGTGATGCAGTATTTGAGTTAAAGTTATCTGAGAGAATAACATATGGTAGTTTTGAATGATACGTAAGTGCGCAACCATCAACCACAGAACCATCTTTAAATACATGGTCACCAAATCTTTGGATTTGTGTTTGTAGTATAGTTTGTAGCTGAGTTAATTCTCTAGCCTGTACAGCAACAGAAGGTCTAAAAAGAATTCTATAAAACTGCTTACTTTCTGAGAAATCATCATAGTAAGTTGTTTGAAGTGTAGTAATAGTTGCGTTACTTAACTCTACGCTCATTTGTATTCCTTAAATCTTAATAATAAGTTTTGCGACTTCTGTTCTGTTATTTGCTCGGGAAATGGGTGAAATGTAATCATAATAAAGAACACTTCCGGAAAATTTAGTAATATCTGGATTATTTATACCAGTAATCTGAGCAGTTGCAGAAGTATTACTACCTATAATTGTTTCACCATTTGCAAAAGTACCATCTCTAGTAGTTATTTCCATATAGGTTGAATTAGAGTATGCAATATAACCATGTGCATTTGAAGTGAGACCGGTTATGAATTCACTGTTTGCAAAACTAATAGTACCAGTTGTTACGTTTAACTTGTATAGTGAATTGTATGTATTAGAAGTATAACTCTGCTGTGCATTTGCAAACTTGGTTGGGTTGTAAATTACACCAACTTTTCTGTATTTAATTTTATCTGATATAGTACCGCTTTCATTATTTGCAAACGGTACTGATATACAGATATGTTGTGAACCAAGTTCTGCAGCCTGGTTATAACCATGACCACCTTCTGGCGACATAACCACTCTTAAAGTTGCACCTGAACCGTGTGCTGAGTTTGCTACTATAGTTGCATCTGCAAACGAATAGTTACTGCCTTTATTAAGGATCTGCACACCATCGATTGAATAAGCATTTGATGTTGTGTTAACAGTTGGCACAGCAATTGCACCCGAACCATCACCTGATATCTGAATTCTAGGCAGCAGTTTATATGTTGAAGTAAGATCGAGAGGTGTTGTACTGTTTGCAGTTAGAACACTGGAAGTAATAATATAGTGACCAGTAGCATTCGTAACATAGTCAGAAACTGTTGCAACTTTACCCGCACCTGTACCACCATCGATATAAAATGCACCAGTATTATAAAAACCGTTTGCAGTCGATGTAGTAGAAGTTTCTACTTTAAAGATTGAGTTAGATACTACTTGCTGAACAATACCAGTTGCATAACCTACGTATCCATTACCAGTAGTTTCAACTTGAACAAATTCAATAGAACCATTTACAGCTGCAGCTGATACTGTAACGTTTGCATCTACTGGAATATATGTACTTGTTGCAAACTTTGCAGCATTTGCAGATGATAATGTATACATATACTTCCACGTATAACCATCTGCAGTAGAGAATGTATTAGCAGTTGTGTGTGTTGGTTCTGTATTTGATATAGATTCGTTATTATTATCAATACACTTATATACGTTATTAGAAGAATTAATTACAAAATAATCTGTATCATATATGTTTGCAAATGTATCATCGTAATGATCATAAATTGTATTAGATGCCCATTGAACTTTTCTAATCATAAAAGCAAGATCA